GCAGGAACAGCAGCAGGAACAGCAGCAGGAACAGCAGCAGGAACAGCAGCAGGAACAGCAGGGTATTGAGCTGGTGGTCATGGTACGTGACTCCCCAGAATTCCCTGGCGGCCCGCTGCGCGCAGATGTTCATCCTGATGAAGTGGATAACTGGCTGGCGCTGGACTGGCGTCTGGAGGAATAAACATGCTGGTTGCCGATCCCCACTCTCCAGACTTCAACAGCTACGCCAGCGTGTCAGACCTGCGGGCATTTGCCGCCGGGCGCGGATATAGCATTCCTGCAGATGATGATGAGTGCGGCCAGATGCTGATGCAGGCAATGGACTTTCTGGAAGGGAAGGCCTGGCGCGGTCAGCGTTCCAGCGCATCACAGCCTCTATCCTGGCCGCGTTCCGGCGTGCGCTTCGATGGTGTTGACCTGCCGAATGATGCTATTCCACAGCGTCTGATTGATGCTCAATGTCGCCTGGCTATCGAATCGCAGGAGATTGACCTCACCCCGTCGGTCGCTGGCGGTGGGGCGGTGACGATGGAGCGCGTTGAGGGTGCGGTAACAGTCCAGTATGAGCCGGGAACGAATAAAGCTTCTCCGTCATTCCCATGGTTCTATTCCGCACTGCGCGGGCTTGTAGTGGGCGGCAACCAGGTCCGGGTCGAAAGGGGGTAGCATGGCAATCGACTATCGCCGCATGCGCGCTACGGCAACGCGGCTCCTGAAGAATAACGGCAAATCCTACCAACTGACCCGAGGCGGTACCACCACCCGCGATCAGTACGGGAAAGAGATTACCACCGAGCCTGTTATCGCGACCGTTACCGGCGTTATCACTGAATACTCCACTCGTGAAATCGACGGCTCTCTGATTGCTACAGGCGATAAGAAGCTGGCGGCCACGTTTGAAACTGAGGTGCGCATCGGTGACATCATTGATATCGACGGCCAAAAGTGGCGCGTGGTACAGCCGAATCCGGTTAAGCCGGCAGACGTGTTGATCTCCTATAACATCCAGCTAAGGACCTGATATGACCAGTTCCGTAAATCAGCCGTTCCTGGCTGCTCTTCAGCTGTTCGTTGATGGCTCAAAGCAGGAGATTGACGAGGCGGTACGCCGGACGGGTATCAAAATCCTGGGTAGATTGGTGGAGATGTCACCAGTCGGGCAGCCGGAGACCTGGCAAGTGAACCAAACCGCCTCTGCTTATAACACTGCAGTGCGTGAACATAATGCTGCCCTTCGCGATGATCCTGCCAACCTGACCAAATCGGGACGACTTAAGCGCGGTTTGCGTGTAAACGACTCGATGGATATCAAAAAGCCTGAGGGTTATGTCGGTGGTCGGTTCAAGAACAACTGGTATGTCGGGTTCGATAGCCAGCCAACAGAGACGAACGATACCCCGGACACTTCGGGGCAGGGTTCAAATTCCCGCGGTCTGGCGGTGCTTGAGGTGTTCAGAGTAGGGCAAGTTAGCACGATTTACTTCACTAACAACCTGCCATATGCCCAGGCACTGGAGAACGGACATTCAAACCAGGCGCCAGGCGGTATGGTCGGATTGACCGCATTGGATGCTGCCCAATATTTCCGTGAGGCAATGAGCGAGGTGCGTAATGGCCGGTGACCAGTCCATGCGAATAGCTGACCTGCTGGAGAGCCGGGTGGCGATTATCGCTGAGTCGCTCGGATTGCCGATCGCCTGGCCAAACATCGCCTTTACCCCGCCTGATGAAGCCCCTTACGGGCGCGTTTATGTCTTACCTGCGCAAACAGTGGGGCAGGACCTGGAAGGCCAGTTGCGTACATACCAGGGCATTCTCCAGCTCAATATCATTGCACCAGCAGGTAGCGGCGTGACTCTGGCCAGAGGGCTGGCAAAGTCTGTCGCAGATGCTTTTCCCGAAGGGCTGCCGCTGGTGGATGGTGACCTGACCGTTTATATCAATGGCCCGCCGCAGGTGCGCCAACCAATACAGGATCGCCCCACATCATCACCCAACGGCAGTAGTGGTTCCATCACCTATACCACCCCCGTCAGCATGCAGTACCGCGCTGATTACTGACCCGCCATCCGGCGGGTTTTTTATTACCTCAATTCAGGAGAATGCAATGGCATTCGCAATCCCTAACGGGTCACGTGTGAACGTGGCCAAGGCCTATCTTGCGCCGATTGTCTTCACAGCAGCCTCCAACGCGACGGAATGCGAACTGACCGTTGCATCGGCTGCCGGGATCCTTGCGGGCGATGTTGTCCAGGTAAGTTCTGGCTGGCTGAAGCTCGACAACATGGTGCTGCGCGTTAAGTCCGTGACCAGCAATAAAATCGTGTTGGAAGCATTCGATACCACCGATACCAAGAAATTTCCGGCAGGTACCGGTGCAGGCACGCTGCGCAAAATCGACTCGTGGATCACCATGCCGCAGGTCATGACGCTGTCCACTGAAGGCGGCGATCAGCAGACTATCAGTGTCCAGTTCCTGGAAGATGATAAGGCCCGTACCATCCCGACTTTCAAAAACGCGGTGGTGCAGGTCTACACCTTCGCGCATGACCCGCAGTTAGCTATCTACAAACGTCTGATTGATCTGGACGACTCTAGTGATACTACAGCGGTCTGGTTCCACAACCCGCGCGGCAAAGCCGATCGTTATTACTCTGCGAAGGTATCCTTCCAGCGTGTACCACGTACCGAAATCAATGCCGTTGAAAGCAACGAAGCGCGCATGAACTTCGAATCGGACATGCAGATTTACCCGATCGCTGATTCATCCGTAACCCCACTGGCGTTCCTGACTGACCTGCCATCAACCAAGTCTGTTGCTGCGAATGCAGCTCTGGATCTGTCGGTGGTCATGCAGGGCGGTTCCGCGCCTTACACGTACGTGTGGAAGAAAGGCGGCACCGCTATCCCGGGCAAAACGGCCTCTACGTTCAACATCCCGTCTGTGGTATCCGGCGATGCAGGCTCTTACACCTGCGAAGTCACCGACGCCGCGGGCAAGACCATCACCTCTGGCGCGTGTGTCGTCACGGTCAACTAACACTCAAGCCCGGTTCGCCGGGCTTTTTTATCAATGAGTACCGCTGGCGAATTTTCTGTATTCGCAGCCTCTGTTTTTTCAAACTGCCTCAAACGCGCACTAGCCCGCGCATTGTATAATCCCAGAGCCTACAGAAAGCTGAGCCTGAGAGATGCTGCTAATAGGTGGCGACCTCTCTGGGGGCGGTTTCTCTGTGCTAGCAGGCTCGCTTTCTATAGGTATAGCGCTATGAACTACCCAACAGTCGTTAACGGCATCGATTTCCGAGACCTGATCTTTGTAGCAAACAACGATCCGGTTACTGATTCTTTTATGGTGGCAAAAGCATCCCGCAAGTTGTCGAAAAACGTAGTCCGCGACATTTAAAGGACTATAGAAGCCTGCCCTCCAGAGTTTGATACAAAGCTCAATTTTGAGCTTTGCTATAAAAACAACGAGTTACAGAATGGTAAACCACAGAAGTTTTACCGACTTCGCAAAGATGGGTTAATGCTCCTGGTCATGTCTTACACCAAGAAGGAAGCCATGCGGATCAAAATTGCCTACATCAATGCTTTCAACTGGATGTACGCGATGCTTCAGATTGGGCGGCGTCAGTTTGAGGAGGAGCGAAACGCCGTAATGTTAGAGTTCATGAAGGAGAAGGATGTGGCGAGCATGTCTGGACGCTTGCTTAATCGCTGGGGAAGAGTCAAGAAGCCAGCCTTGCTCGCGAAAATTGAAAGGATCGAACAGCAAGGGCAGATTCGCCTACCTGGATTCGCAGAACAGATTACTGACTAACCAAAGTGCATTTTCGCACGGCATAGATTAGACCCGCTCCAGCGGGTTTCTTTTTTTTCTAAGGAACCGAAATGACCAAATTCTCCCTGATCCCAAATCCTACCTTTTCTGTTACCGCCAGTATTCCACGCGCTGGTGCTGAGGACGGCAAGCTGACCTTCACTTTCCGCCATAAGACGCTGGAAGAGCTGCGCTCCATGGACGAGAAGCTGCAAAAGGCCGCTGAAGGTAAAAAGGCTGCTATCGAGCCACAGGCCGACTACCTGATGGAAATTGTCGAAGGCTGGGCGCTACCTGACGAGTTCACCCGCGATAACGTAATTGTCCTCCTGAAGAACTATCCTCGCGCGTTCGACAGCATCGGTCTGGCCTACACCAAAGAGCTTATGGGTATCCGCGAAAAAAACTGAGGCAGGTCGCCGCAGCATTGTATACGCCGGGACCGACGCTCGCGGAGCTGAGCGCTTTTGGTTTGACGCCTGAGGACGTGGAGGAAGAGGTGGGGATCCTGCCCTCGGTGTGGAGGTCCTTCACCATCTTCTCTTCCCTGGCGACCCAGTGGCGAGTCGGCGCGAGCGGGGTGACCGGCCTTGATTACAACGTTCTCCCCTGGATGTTCGAGTTACACGGGGTTGAGGATGCGGCGGCCTGCATGGCTGATCTTCAAATTATGGAAAGCGAGGCTCTCAAGGTAATGCATAAGGAGACGAAATAATGACAGACCAGATCGCCTCGATTACTTTGCGGGCCGATGTTTCTGACCTGAAAACAGCCAGCAACGAACTGGATAAACTCGGCCAGGCGGCGGCCGGTGCTGTAGATAAAGCAGATGATCTGAATAGCGTGTTTCGCGCTGGCGCTGAATCTGCGAAGCAAGGCAGTGAAGGACTCAAGGAGCAGCAGAACGCGCTCAAAGGGCTGCTGGAGAATATCGACCCGGTTACCAAGGCTTTAAACCGCCTGGATGAGCAGCAAGAATCGCTGCGGAAATTCCAGGCCAAAGGTTTCCTGGATACCGATACCTTTCAGGCTTACAACAAAATCCTGGACGACACCCGCCTCAAGCTGACTGACACTGGCGAAGCAGCGGCGAAAGCGCAGGCAGAACTGGCAGCGACTCAGGCCGCTGAGAAACAGTCCGCTGCGCTGAAAAACCTGCTGGGTTCCATTGACCCGACGATCCGCGCATTCAACTCACTGGATGAGCAGCATGCACAGCTGGTGGCGCACTTCGAATCAGGACGTATCAACGGCGCGCAGTTCGAGCACTTCAACGGCATCCTCAACCAGACGCGGGAGCGTCTGTCTGGCGTGGCTGACGTGCTGCCAGAGGCACTATCCCGGCAGGAAGCAGCGGCGCGTCGTGCCGGTATATCTGTCGGCCAGTACAGTGCTGCGATGCGCACGCTTCCTGCACAGTTCACCGATATCGCCACGCAGCTGGCTGGTGGGCAGTCTCCGTTCCTGATTCTGCTCCAGCAGGGCGGGCAAATTAAAGACCAGTTTGGCTCGGTTCAGGGGGCGCTGTCGGGTGTTGGCGAATATATCCGCAGCATGGTCGGGATGATTA